AGGGCGATTCTTATCTGTTTTGGGGCGAGGGCGGTGATACACGCAAGACTCCGCAGATTATTCACAATACGCAGATGCGTCTTGCTGACGAGAACACGAACCACATTCAGGAACAGCCGTGGCTGATTATCGAGGAAAGACTTGATGTCGAGGTCGTTCGCGAAAAGGCGAGAAGACTCGGCGTATCCAAAGCAGACATCGAACTTATTCAGCCTGACGGAACTGACGAGAATGCTCTTGTCAACCGTTCAGAGGTCAAGAACAAGGTAACGAGCCTGCTCTATATGGAGAAAGACAAGAAGACTGGCTTCGTCAGCGTCGGCAGATGCACGAAGCAGGTTATGTACGAGAAGCTCCATCCGATTCAGCAGACTAAACGCGGCGAGTATTTCGGCGAGGGGCTGACGCTCTATCCGATAGTGCCGATGATTTGGGAAGAGATACCGAACGATGCACGCGGAATGAGCGAGGTAGAACAGCTTATACCGAATCAGCTTGAGCTGAACAAGATGCTTGCAAGGCGTGCGATTTCAGCGAAGCTGACTGCGTTCCCAAGACTCGCTTATGACGATACGAGCATAGCGAATCCTGAAGCGCTCGACAAGGTTGGTGCGGCTATCAAGATGAACGGCGGAAACGCGCAGGCAATCACAAGTATGATTTCCTATTTAGCACCGCAGTCGATGAGTCCTGACGCACAGAACTTATGTGATGAACTGCTGAATCAGTCGAGAACGCTTGCGGGCGCATCTGATGCACAGCTTGGTAACATCGACCTTTCAAGAGTATCGGGAACTGCGGCACAGACTGTTCGTGACCAACAGCAGTTACCGCTCAACGAACAGCAGGAGATGTATCAGGACTTCATTGAGAATGTCGCTCTTCTGTGGTTCGAGCTTTGGAAAGTCTACTTCCCGATGGGCATCGAGATGGACGGCATAATGGTCGAGCCTGAAGAGATAACGACGATTCAACCAAACGTAAGAGTCGATGTAGTCGAAGATACATCGCTCTCGAAGATGGCATCACAGCAGGAACTCACGAACTTATTCAACAATGGCAAGCTGACATTCGAGGAATACGTTATGGCATATCCTGAACATTCGACAATCTCAAAGGATGTTCTTCAGCAGATAGTCGATAACAGAAAGATGCAGACGATGATGACTGGAATGCCGCCAGTAGACGAGTTCGGCAATCCGATAGACGTTCAGCTTAATCAGGGCGTGAACGTGGGCGGAATGAGCGGCGGCAGTTATCAGGCTGTTCAGGGTCAGTTAGCCGACAGACCGATAGTGGGGTAATCCTATGGGCGAACTGATTACAGCAAAAGACTTGACAAGCGGAGTCAAGGGGATGTCCGAGAAGACTATGATTTCAGAGTTCGAGGAATTTCTGAAGATGGTCGAGAACGGAGATTACTGCATCGTGCCGACCATATCCGCATTTGCGGACTCAATAGGAAAGCCGAGGGGCGATGTCCACGAATGGTTTAGACTGCATCCTACGGCTTCAAAGCAGATGCGTGATATGTGTGCCGACACGATAGCGAGCGGAGCGATGCTGAAAAAGTACGTTCCGAACGTGACGAACTTCGCATTGAAGAACTGGTGCGGATGGGAAGAAGCACCACGCAAAACTGGCAAAACGGGCAAGGAAGTTGCTGACGAGAAGAAAGCGGCGGAGAAGCTCGATGCATATATGGCGGCTGAAAGGCGAAAGTCTTTCAAAGTCGTTTAACAAGCCACAAGCCGCCGTAAGTCCCAAGTTTCCTCCTATCGCTTGGGCAGGCGGCGACCACCACAATTTAATAAGAAAGGAATTGATGAAATGGACGAGAACATCAATGAAAGCGCAGAAATTCAGGAAGTCGCTGAACCTGAAGACGAAGCTCTCGAAAGCGCAGAAACGCAGGAAGTCGCTGACCCTGACAACTCGGATGATTCCGCTCAAGGCACGGATAGCGTAAAAAGCGAGCAGGATGCGGCATTTGCAGAAATGCGCCGCACGAATCAGGCTCTTGAGAGAGCCAACAAGCAGATGCGCGAAGCGCTATCAAGATACTTTGAGGGAGAAACTGACGAGGAACTTTCCATCAATGCTCTTGCATACGCAGAACAGCGCGACCCCGAAGAGTACCGCGAGGAATACGAAAGACTTGCTGAATTTGACAGAATGCAGGAAGAAAACAAAAGCCTCAAGGAACAGTTACTCAACGCGCAGGTCGAGCGGATGATGCGTGATGACTTGGCAGGTATTCAGGCTATAGACCCTGATGTCAAGTCGTTGGACGAATTAGGCACGGCTTTTGTCAAGATGCGTCTTGACGGCGGGCTGTCCGTACAAGAAGCGTATTACGCTTGCAAGGCTATGGAACTCAAGGAGAAAGTCCTTGCACCTGATGCCATCGGAAAAGTGTCCGACACAAAGGCAGAACGTGACTATTATACGTCCGAAGAAATCGACAACTTAACCGACGAGGAACTCGATGACCCTGATATTTGGGCAAAGGTTATGCGGTCGATGGATAAACTATCGAAACGATAATAGCAAGAAAGGAATAACACAATGTCATACGCAAACTTTAAAGCAAAGATTTGGTCAAAGGCTATCGACAAGGAACTCGAAAGAGCGTTTGTCTTCGCTGATGGCACAAATCAGCAGTACAGCGGCGAAATCAAAGGACTCGGCGACACAGTAAGAATCCTCGGCGTAGGAAAGCCGACAGTAACAGAACACGACCTGATTGATGGCGACATCACTCTCTCAACACCTGAAAAGGTAAGCGATACTTCCGTATCCCTCGTAGTCGATAAGGCATCCTACTTCAACTATGCAGTAGGCGACATCGACAAGGCGCAGGGCGCAGGCAAGGTAATGGCTACCCTCAATGACGAGGCATCGCAGGAAGTTGCTAACAAAATCGACCAGTACATCGCTAACCTCGTACACCCTGATTACAACACAATCGGTGTTCAGGCATTCGGAGCAACGCAGGTTTCCAACGCAAACATCCTCTCAACAATGGATGCTGTTCAGGCAAAGCTGTATGAGAACGATGTAAACCCTGCTACAGAGGTCGAGATGATTGTTCCACCGTCAATCTATATGCTGTTCCGTCAGGCTTATCAGGCAAAGGATACTGATAACAGCGAATACCTGACAAACGGTAAGGTTGCAAGATACGGCAATATGACAATCAAGATGTCCAACAATGTTGCACACAAGACTGTATCGAGCAAGGAGCATTACTACATTCAGGTTAGAACAAAGAGAGCAATCGCGCTCGCTATGTCCGAGGCTCACACAGAGGCTTACAGACCTGAATCTTCATTCAGCGATGCTGTTAAGGGCTTCAAGCTGTACGGCGCAAAGATTGTCAGACCTAAAGAACTCGTTATGCTCGAAGCATACATCTAATCTGACGGTCAACTCGTTATAACCAAGCAATAGTAAAGGAGAAATATACTATGGCAGATATTGCAAGATGGAATGGCACATCAGGCTATCCGATTCTCAAACTGAACGAGGCAAAGGAAGTAGCCGCTACATCCAACAGCGCGGCATTCAAGGTCGAGCTTACTGGCGGTGACTACAAGACTCTCATTCTCATCAACAACGCAGGTAGCGCATCGGCTAACGCAGTCTTCTCTGTAGGCAACGGCATTCAGGGCGCAGGCTCTGCTCTTACCGTAGCAGTAGGCGCAGGCAAGACAAAGGCTATCGTGCTTGACAGCGGATACTGGAAGAGCGTAAGCGGAACAGCAAAGGATTGTGTGACAATCACACCGTCTGCCGCACTCTCGTTCACAGTAGTAGAACTTCCACAGTAGTGGACACAGAGGGGCGTTTAACGCGCCCCTCGTTCTTATGGGCTTGCAAGAGGAATGCACAAGCCGTTCGAGTCGGCAGAGTCCACCAATTATGCAATCACTCGACCGAAAGGATAAACGATGAGCATCACATACAAAGAACTTAAAGACAGATTAACAGACCTCGGCTTCGAGGAAGACGACGTAGCAGAAAGCGAGTATGCGCGTATCTATGTCAACTCATTCAACAGAGCGGGCGAGATAATCTACAGCACGATAATGCTCGCTACAGAGGGCTATATGCGCAGGGTTCTCGACCTTGAGTATGTGGACGAAGACGGAGAAGAGATTGCCCTGCCGAAGATAACAAAGGTAACGGTAAACACTCCTGACACGGCAAAAATCTCTATAGCCGATGAACTCGTACCGCTATATACGCTTCTTGCGGCACACTATGCGTGGCTCGATGACGACCTGACGAAAGCGACTATCTACTGGAACGAGTTTGATGACCTGAAGAATCAGTTCATCACTAACGCAAGGACACCAAGAAGAGCGGTAATCGTAGGGGGATTCTAATGGCAAGACAGAATATACCTACACAACAGAACGTCAAGACGCTGATGTACGGCGACCTGATGGGCGTTGATTATCAGAGCGATTCCACGGAAGTCAGCCGCAGGCACAGCCCTGAAATGGTGAATATGATTTCCGACCTCGGCGGTAATCCAGTAAAGCGCTACGGATACAGACGAATCGGTAACGCATATCTCGGCTACGCTACCGTTGACGGCGATGATTGGGCTGTCAAGCTGACTGCACTCGGCACTACGCCTGAAACATATAACATCACGGCGGCGCAGATAAGCGTTGACCAGTATGGCGAGATTTCGGAAGTGACAACAAAGACGCTTTCAACACGCACGAATTTCGGCGAGATAAAGCACGTCTTCGGATTTCAGACATCGCTCTATGTTCTCTGCACTAATGAGTGGCTTGAGTACGATACAAGCACGGACACGGTACGCACTCTCGGAATATCGGCAGGAACTTTGTGGCACTACGCCACATCAACGAAGATTGCGCTCGATATGCCTGACGAAAAGTACATACCGACTGTTATGACGATGTACAAGCCTAATGGCAAGGAACTGATAACGCTACCAATCGGTACTGACCTGACTGGTGCTACAGAGGGCGTGAACATCC